ATGGAATGGATTCGTTTATGTGCTGAGTCTGTGACAGGTCGTATGGGTTATGCTGCGGGATACAAGAAAAATGTTGATTTGGAAATGTTAGACCCAACGGGAGTTGTTGTTGAGAAATGGATTTTAGAAGGGGCTTGGTTAACAGGATATGATGGTGGTTCATTATCATATGACTCTGATAGGATCGCTGGAATCTCTTCAAACATTCGTATGGATCGTTGTATATTAGTATACTAAAAAAATTTACTTTTAATATTAACCGTGTACATTTATAGTGTATACGGTTTTTTGTGCAATAATAAATTAAAAAATATAAAAAAAATGGATCAAGATACGGCTGCTTACGGGCAAATGGACTTTAACTTACCACATGATGTGGTGACACTACCTTCAGGTGGTTTATTCTACAAATCTAAAAAGAAAAGTGTTAAGGTTGGTTACTTAACTGCGAGTGATGAAAATATTTTAGTGAATATTGATTCAAGAAGATCAATTAATGAAAGTGTTGTATTACCTTTATTACGAAATAAACTTTATGAAAGGGATATTAGACCTGAAGAATTATTAGAAAGCGATATTGAAGCGATTCTTTTATTTTTACGTAATACATCCTTTGGTCCTGAATATAAAATAACAACTATTGACCCAAGTAACGGTCAATCTTTTGAGGCTTCTGTTATGTTGGATGAATTAAATCTTACGAAACCAAAAGTACAACCTGATGAAGATGGTACATTTACTGTTAAATTACCACAATCAAAAGTAGATGTTAAACTTAAAATGTTAAGTTTATATGACACAATTGAAATTGCTAAAATAATTGATTCATATCCCGCTGGATATACTGCACCTACAATAACAACAAGACTAAATAAGACCATTTTAGAATTAAATGGTAGTCCTGATAAAAATGAAATAAGCGTATTTTGTCAAAATATGCCAATTGGTGATTCTAAGTTCATAAGAAATTTCCTTAAAGAAAACGAACCGAGATTGGATTTAAGGAAAACAGTTTACACCCCGTCAGGAGAAAAAGTCGATGTAATCATCAACTTTGGGGTGGAGTTTTTTCGGCCTTTCTTCTAATCACTCAAAATTTTTATTAGATGAGTTTTATTATTTGGCGAAATTTTTAAGAACGTCGTATAATGAATTCTTAAAAATTCCAACCTATATTAGGAGATATCTCCTAGATAAGATAGTAGAGGAAAATACGCCCAAAACTTAATACCTAAATATTTATTGTAAAAACTATTAATGGGTGAATTAGACAACATAAAAGGTTTAAGTAGTGATGACTTAAAGAAAATTCAAGGTTATATTGATAATGCTTATAGTAAAGGTAAATCTGATGGAACTAAAACTAGTAAATCATATGGTGGTGGTGAGGGTGATTTAGATGTTGAAAAAACCTATGTAAATAATACCACTGACCTTTCTAATAGTGCGGATACTTTTGCCGGTATACTTAAAGATTTTAAAGACGCTGCGGACCCAACTAATTTTAAAGGTGCTGATTATTTAAGGGATCGTGCTCAAGAAATGTCTAATGAGTTAGGTCTTGGTCAGGCTAGAATGTCTGAAATTAAGACAACTATTGCCGACGCATTACCTGAAATGATTAAACTTGGGGTAAGTGAATCGGATGCGTTAAAGGCAATGACGGAAATTCCTAAAGATTTAGGGGTTAATACTTCTTTAGGAAAAGAAGCACTTGTTGAGATGGCTGCCGCCTCTAATGTTGCGGGAGTAAGTGCAAGTAAAATGGCATTGGAATTTAAAGGTGTTGGTATGTCATTGTATGATGTTGGTGACAGAATGGCGGAAGTTGCAAATTATGCAAAAAGTGTTGGTGTTAATGTGAAGGCAGTTTCTGCGGACGTTGTTAGTAATTTAAAACAATTAAACCTATTCAATTTTGATAGTGGAGTTAAAGGTTTGGCGAAAATGGCCTCTCAAGCATCTATGTTAGGATTTAGTATGGAAAAAACATTCAAACTAGCGGATGATTTAATGTCACCTGAAAAGGCAATTGATTTATCGGCATCATTACAACGTTTAGGTGTTGCAAGTAGTGCGTTATTAGATCCATTAAAGGCGATGGATTTAGCACAAAATGACCCTGAGGCACTACAAAAAGAAATGATTAACATATCTAAAGAATTTACCAAATTAAAGGCTGATGGGTCAGGTTTTGAAATTTTACCTGGTGCAAAACGTAGGTTAAGAGAGATTGCACCTCTATTGGGTATGAATGCTGATGAATTGGCAAATATGTCAATTAAGAGTGCCGACTTGGATATGAAGATGAGTAAAATTAAATTCCCAAGTTTTGCGGCATCTGAAGAAGATAAGATGTTAATTGCGAATATGTCTCAGATGAAAGGTGGTGAGGCGGTACTTCAGATTAGAAATGATATAACGGGTAAAATGGATGACATTAATGTTAAAGATTTAACGGCAGATCAAATTACTAAATTAAAAGAACAACAATCAAATGAAAATAAAACAATTGAACAAATTGCTTTAGATCAATTAACCGCATTACAACAAATTAACAAATCTATTTCTGGTAGTAAAGTTGCGGTTGATCTTGGTAAGGCAACAACACCAACGATGGATAGGTTTTATAATGTTATGAATAAAACTGAGGCAATAATAGCAACAAATATAACTAAAGACATAACAACTGAAAACGTAAGAGGTGCCGCAACAAATACTCTTGGACCTTTGGAACAAGAAATGATAAGATATTTTAAAGGTGAAACAACTTGGAAAACGGTTGAGACATCATTAACTTCGGTTAAGGATAGTCTAGTTTCAATTGCCGGAGATATAGTCAAAAGTGCCGGAAATGCCGGAATTAAAACCGTTGGTGATGTTACTAATATGATAACTAAAGAATATTCACCACTTGGTGTACAACCAACCCAAATAGTAATGGACCCAAGTTCACCATTTGCAACACAAATCCAATCACTTATTGAACAATTTAAAACAGGTGGTCCCGCGGAAACAAAAACAACGGTTAGTGGTGATGTTAACCATACTCTAACTATTAAGGGAGATGGGGGAACATCACTAAGTGATGCTGAATTTAATAAAAAAGTATTAAATGCGATAGTAGATCCTACGATTAAATCACAATTTGATAAATTATATGTGGCCAAAAACTCAGGACTTGGTGGATAAGAAATAGAAAATTCTTAAAATTATGTTTTCTATAAAAAAATTCTCAAGGTATTTATAAATAAAAAAGTATGTCAGATAGTACATTATCGTTTGCATCTTCGTCAAATTTTAGGGATATATTATTAGCCCGTAATTTACAACCATATTCGGTACCAGGATCTTATTCTCCTAGTAGTAATAGTGTTAATTACGAAACAAGTATATCTGTAAACAATGTCATTGATTCGCCCGATTCTTTAATATCAACAAACATATTAGCAGATGGATTATACTCACTTAATGAGTACGGACCTGATGGTGGTTATGATGGGAAATATTCAGTACCTGGAGCACCATTACCTGTTGCGTCAAATTCAGGACCATACGCACCAACTGATACGGTATTAGATTTAGTAAATGAATTTTATATTGATGCTGCATACGTTCAAAATGTTTATGGACCTGAAGGTGGTTATAAAGATTTAGTTATCATTACTGACGTTGTTGGTAATCCTAAATTATATACACCTTATTGGGATCCTTCTTCATTTGTCAACTCAACATATTCACCATATGAAATAATTTTTAGTGATAATCCAACAGGATCTAATGGACCGTTATCACAAGATACCTATTTAGCCAAAATTGGTGCTGCTCAACTTAAAAGTTTATTTGAGGAAAGAATTGCGAGTGAAATACTACAAACAACTATTGGTAGGGTTAATTTAGATTCATTACAGGATCCATTTAGTGCTAGTATGGTTGCAACGGGTAAACAACCATTTTTTGATAAAAATTGGAGGATTACCGTACCTGAAAACCCAATAACTGCCGCAGTTGGATTGGCAAATAGACTAACGGGGACTTATTTCCCTGTTTCATTTATTCCGGGTGATTATTTTAATGAAAACTTCATTGATTCTCCTCAGACTGAATCGGCTCTAAATGTTGCGAATAATTTAACTGGAGGATTTTTAGGTCCTATATTAAATAGGTTTAAGAACCCGTCTGAAATATTTGTTGCGAACACAGGGTTTGGACAAAGATCGGTTTTATTTTCAAGTTTAGATTATAACAAATATAGACCGGCATACAA